TTACGGCTGCTTGTCAACCTTTACGGAGCACCCAAGCCCCCGGAGCTTCGCGGAAACCTCGTCCGCCTTGCTCTGCCCGACGGTTATCTCGGCAGTGATCCTGACCTGCTTCTCCGGCGCGACCAGAGAACGGAACCAGTCCATATTTTTCCCGAATCTGGCGAGCCAGTGTTCCGGGTCGCCGTGGTTGGAAGCGTAACCACGGGCGCAAGCCTCCTTGTGGCTGATGATGTTTCCCGGCTTTATGGTCGGGTAGTTCTTCATGAGCCGCTGGCAGAGGTCGGAGGCAAGCCCGAAGGCCTCCTCGAAGTAGGCGCGGTCGTTCAGCGCGTCCTCCGCTATCTCTATCTGAATGTACGCCGGGCTGTAATTGTAGCTTCCCTTTGAGCCAGAGCCGCAGCCCCAGCAGCAGACGTTCCAGGGAAGCAGCTTAGCCGCTTTCACTTCGCCGTTCTTGTCCTTGCCTATGACCGCGTGCGGACACACATCGGAATCCGCACGGTCGAAGTAATTCTTGTAGGGATTTTCCCCGCAGATCTCCGACGCGTTGACGTAGCGCTTAAGGTTCGGATTGTTTGCCCCGGTGGAGTGGATTATGATTCCTGCCGGGCTGCCTGTCGGCATGGGGCGGGCGGCTTTGAACGCTCCGTTATTGCGGGCGTATGCTTCAAATGTTATCGCCATCGTCGCCACCTCCGTTTTCTCTGCCGCTGTCGGCGAGACCTTCGCCGACCATGTAGCCTATCACAGCCGCTCCACTGAGTATGCATCCGGACACGGTCTCGGCGGTTTCAGAGCTTCCGCCAAACGCTACAATCAGACCTGCGATAAAGCCTGCGAGCGCTATCCAGAGCTTTCTTGATGTCAGCTTACGTCTCCAGTCAATTTTCATGGTGCTTTTCCTCCTTATTCAACAGTAACCCAGTCTTCTGAAAGCATATCCGTTTGGCTTGCGAGCCACGGAACATTATCGCCCTGCGCCGTGTACATATAGATGTACGGCAGGGTCATCTTGCTGTGCGCGTCGGGGCGCTGGAGTTCGAGGTGCATTCCCTTTCCGTTCCAGCCCGCGCGTGCTACTTTCTTACCCTGTTTCAGCGCTTCGATTGCCTGTCCAAAGTTTATAGTGTTAGTCATGGTGCTTTTCCTCCTCTTCGATATCAGCAAGTCGATGGTTGATGACCTTTATCTGCTCCTCGATCACCGGCATTCTTCTTGCAAAGTTATTGTGTTCCGCGACGCGGGCTTCAAGCTGCTCCAGACGATATGCCGTCAGCTTTGAGCTGACCAGTATGCCGCCCAGGGAGCCGCCGAGCGTCCCTATCAGCGAGATCATCGCTGCGATAATACTGCTGTCCATTAACCTCCTCCCTCCAGCGCTGCAATACGCGCCTCGAGCGCGGCGATTTTAGCTTCTGTGTACCCGCCAACGCTTGCGGCGCTGCCGCCGTCGTTAAGCTTCTGCCAGGACCCCCATACTCCTAGCGCCTTAATTCTCCATTGCAATACCGAATCAGAGGCACGGTAGTCAACCTTTATTTGGACTGAGAAATTATTATCCCAGAACTGGTGGATTATCAGGGCAGCGGCATCGGATACACGATAAAATCCGGAAGCCGATAAATTATCAATATCTTCGTGAGCTATGGTGGCACTATTTGCAAAGTCGCTCGCGTGCTTGCCGTCAAGGGTATCTGCATTAAGTTCAATCTCTGTCCACGTTTGCTGCCCATCAACAGATTTAAAAAGAAGTATTTTATCATAATCCGCATCGACTTGCATACGGATTGTGGTATCTCCCTTTGTTGCATCAATTCCAGTCCATTGTGCATTGCCACCAGCACCGCCAATGACTGCATGCCTTACACGTTCCAATTCACTTGCGGGAATGCTACCAAGTGTATCGGCATTCCCGCCGTTCGCAGGGAGCGTTGTTGGTATATCCGACAGCTCTGCCTTAGCGTTCCAGTTTCCCTTTTCGTCAGCAGTCACATGCGCGGTAGTATCGTTTTTGTGGTCGGTGAAGTCGGTTTCATCAACCTTGCCGTCCCAAGTCGCCTTTTCCGCAGCGGAGATATGGATGCCTGCGTTTCCTTCATGAGCTGCAATCGCGCCGCGAGCAACTTCGTCCACACCGCTCTCGCCGCCTGTCGATGTGGACACCTTAAAAGGGCATGCGGTGTAATCGCTCCCGACGAGCTGCACCGATCCAGTCGTCCCGAGCAGGTACACTGTCCTGCAAGCCCCGTCAATCCTTACCGCCTGTCCCGCCGGAATGCTGACCGTGCCGTCAGCTCCGGGCGTTACGGCGGGAGCAGTGGACGCGTACACGGTAGCCGTGCCGTCGTTCCTGAGCCAGGCGTTTGTGCCGCCGCTGTAATCTGCCCTGATTTCCTCGCCTGTGAGGGAGATTGTTTTGCTTGTCATGTGTTACCTCCTATTGAGTGCTGAGCACTATCTGATGTATGTCCATATACGTGGTGTATACGAGGTTGCCGCCATGAGATACGCCGAAATTGAGATAATGCTCCCCGGAAAGCCGGGAAACATCGACCTCATACCAGGTGGGCGTTCCGGGCGCGGAATAATTCTGAGATACTATGTCGCAGCCACCCAGCTTGTTCCAGCCCGAAAAATCATACGCAGTGCCTGACTGCACCGCCGCAGGATTTCCAGCACAGAAATACGCGGCACCAGTCAAAGCGCTTGTATTGCGGAAAAGCACCGCCCGAATTCTCAACTTATTGAATCGTGTGAGGTCGATTTTTTCGTTGCTTTGGATTACCACTGCGTCCGTGCGTCCATCAAGCGAATTGGATGAGCCGTAGGATTTCGAAAGCCGCGCAGCCACAATGCCACTTGAATAATTGCTTTTATCAAGCCCCGAATAGGTTTGCGATTCCGGTCCGCGCTTTGTAAATCCAGTGAGCCCGCCGCCGAACTGCCACTGTCCGCTCTGCCCGGTGAACAGCACGGAATCCGCTACTACGCTGATTCCACGCGCCATAGCCACAGCCCAGAACACCGCGTTGTGCAACGCCGCATCGGTGATTCCTGCGGAAATTCCCGGCTCTAAGCTGTTCCCGTTGCTGTCGCTGATTTTGGATATCAGCCCTGTTGTTGCGTCCTTTTCTATCGTGTACGTCGTACCGTTGAACTTCACGGAGGTGTCGGTCAGGTATTTGTATTCATTCAAAGTTCCGCCAGTGGTTTGACTGCTTGTCTTTGCTTCCTGCTTGCTCTGCTGAATCTGACTATAGGAAGTAGGCGTAAAGCCGCTTGAACTGGACACATTCTCAAACCCGCCGCAGGTGACGGTCATGGAGCAGTTCCCGGATATCGCTATCTTGGAAACATTGCCGGTAATGGTAACCTGCTCTTCCTCATCGTAGACCTGAATACGGTCGCCGACATGCAGGTCGAAGTCGGGCTCTGCAAGCGTGAACGACATCGGCGTCAGCTCGAATCCGGTGTAATACTCGGAAATCTTCGTCAGATACGTTTCAAACATGGTATCGTCCAGACCGCAGCTTATGTACTGATTTTTGAGCACAAGCGTGTAACCGGCGTCGGTTCCCATCTCATAAGTCTTGTTTTTCTGCGAAGTTTTCACCTTTGAGAATACAACAGTTTCATCGCTGTAATCAAGCTCCATAAGGTCGCCGGAACTGTATTCCCGGGTGACTGTCTTGGAAAACTTGTCGATCTGGAGCTTGTTGTCATCGTTGATATACGCAAACCCGCCGTTCCATTCCGCCATTCCCGCCACAAGGTTGCGGCAGGAATTTGCGTAGATGTACTGAGTGTAATCCGCGGAAATAATACCGTTGTCCCACACACCGTTCAGTACGACGTTATCAAATGATACCTCGGAAGCAAGCCCGGCTTCAAATACGCACTGAGCATACACCGCCCAGAACGTCTGCGGAAACGTGTAATCGGTCGGGAACTCGGTGTCCAGCTTCACCATATCGTCGTATGCGGTAAGCTCTATCACGCCGTTCCGGCGCTTCGGAAGCTCCGTATTGTAGTAGCCGAAAAATTTCCCGTCTATCTCAAGCTTTACGCGGCAGTTCGCGAATGTGCCCCGGGAGAAGCGCTGCGTATTGTTATCAATGAGCAGGTACAGCGTTTTCGCATTCACGCCGCCAAGTTCAAAGGTCTCGCCGGAATAGCAGCTCGCTTCGTACTGAAAATCGAACAGGTCGTCCTCGGTCAGAACGATATCCTCCTGACCGGCTTTTGAAAAGGTAATTAAAAACACCTTTAAGCCTCCTTACTTTTCGCGGAACTGCACAGTTACGCTGATATCTCCCTGGAACTTCCCAAGCTGGATATCCGCTTCGTTGATGTCCTGCGTATGGCTTTCGACATGCATTGTTTTCGTCAGAAATTTGCCTTTCGACGGGCTGTAGTACGTCAGCTTTCCGTAAGTGCTGGCGTCGATTTTGCCGATTGCGGCGCTTTCCTCGGCGGTCAGCCCCTCCCACGTTACACGGACGTCCTCTTTCCGGGCGATTATCTTCTTGGAGTAGGAACCGCCGAGGGTCTGTCCGCTGTTGGTTCCCTCAACGATACGCTCCTCAAAGGATATCCCCGGGGATGGTGTCGGCAGCGGTTCTCCGTTCCACCACATCATAAAACATCACCTCTCAAGTCATAAGCACATTTTTGCCGGTTTGAATTATCTTGCCATTCGTGACATCTACCATGACGTCCGCAAGCTTCTGCGTACCGATGTAAACCGGGACGTTTACGATCTGGGACATCAGCTTTGTCGCGCCGCTCAGTACGGTTCCGGCTGCGCTCATGCTCTGGGCGGCGACAGGAGCAGTGGACAGCGTTCCACCGCTCACCGCGGCAGCGATATCTCCGAGGGTTAGATCCTCGGTTCCGAGCTGCTTGTTCCACCCCGTGACGAACGCTTTTGCTGTGTCGAATCCGACCTGATACATGTCGCTGGTCATGCCGTCAAACGCGCTGCGGAGCTTGTCCACAAAGTTCTCCTTGAGGCTGTTGACCTCGTCCTGATAGTATTTCGCGGATATTTCTGCGGCTGTCTTGTGGAGCCGCTCAAGGCTGTCGAAATAGCTGTTCCATGCCTGATCCGACATATTGAGCAGCTTAGAGCCGAACTCCATGCCTTCCTCAATATCCATGTTCAGTATGGAGCTGAGCGTGCTTTCATCAGCGCCGCGCGCCTTGAGAGCGTCCAGCATTGCGCCGTATTCCTCAAGAACCTTGATGTTATCCTCAATGCTGTCAGCGCCCATTTTGTAGGTCTCGACATCATGCTCGGCAGTGGTGATAGTGAAATCACCCTTGACCGCCACCGTTTCCGGAATGGTTTCGGTGACTTTTTCGAACGTTTTGTTGAAGTCTGTAAGCTTAGCCGTCAGGCTGTCCCGGGCGGAAACTATCTTCTCCAGAGCGGACAGGGTAGTATCGCTGGTATCGTTCAGAAGCTTTTCCAGAGCGTCCTTGTTCGCCTGGATCATCTTCTGATTGTATTCGTAGGTCTCAAGGAACGCGCTGCGCCATTCAGCGGAGTTTTTGTCGAGGTACTTATCCCGCAGCTTAGCAAGTTCGGAATAGTATTTTTTCTCCGTGATCTGGTTGGTTTTCAGCTTAAATTCAAGCTGGGATTTTTCTTCGGAGTATGCCGCTTTCCGGGCGGCAATGGCTTCGGCGGCTGCCTGTTCCGCGGCTTTTTTGGCTTCCTCGTCTGCTTTTTTCTGCTCCTCAAGGCGCTTTTCGTATGCCTTTTTTTGCTCCTCGGATAAGCTGTCGTAGTACTTTTTGATTTCAACATTGACAGAACGCCACTCGTCCGAATCGTTCACAAGGAACTCATCGCGGAGCGATGCAAGGGTAGTGTAATACTCCTCGGCGGATATGCGCCCCATATCGTAATCGTATTTGTAGGATTCCTTCCAGTACTTGAAATCCTCGCTTTTCTGTTTCCAGTAATCGGGGAGGCTGTTAGCGGGTTCAGTCTGCTTGCTGCTGGTGAAGACAGGGGTCTTTGTCCCGGAAGCAGTAATGCCGTCCTTGTAGGATTCTGACGCAAGGCTCTGCCATTCCGCTATTGTTTTATCGGCTTCTTCTATGGCTTTCTGGGCTGCTTGTACATCGTCTCCCCATTTTTTCTGATTCCACAATGACATTTTCCAGATATCGCCGTTTTCGTATAAGCTCCTGAAATCTGAAATAGTCTCCTCGGCTGTACGCTTAATGTTATACGCTTCTTTCGCCGCTTCCTCGTATGCCGTCAGCTTTACAGAAGCGGTTTTCTTATTAATATAAGTATTGACTGCGTCAGTAAGGTCATTGTACTTCCCTGTGAGCTGGTCTACGACCGTGACCTCATCGCCGAGAACGCTCTGAAGCTCCTGTGCCAGAGTTGAGAGTTCCTTCTGCTCGTCGGTTGTCAAACTTACGGCAGTGCGGAGTTCGTCGTATCTCTTGACCTTATCCTTCAGCACTGACATTTCGGCTTCGTTGTCGGCGATAGAGCTTTCAACAGAATCATGCATCTGGTCAATAGCGTCATTCAGCTCTTTGGCTGCGGATTCCGCTGTTCCGGCGCTGATTGCGAAACCTGTGAGGGCAGTTGCAAGCAACCCTACCGCAACGGCAATAATACCTGCGGGGTTCATATTCATAGCTGTATTGAGGGCAATCTGCTTTGCTGTGGCAACATCAAGTTTGCCACTAAGTACGGCGTAGACTATCTCCTGCGCCGTAAGCTCGCCTTTCAGCGCCGCGCTCTTTATTGCAGCCGCTCCCTGCGCATTTCCGAGTAGGGTGACCTGCAAGGCGGCAGTCTGCCAGCTTGCAATCACTTTTGTTAACACATTCGCGGTCTTGAAAGCAATAACCGCAGCGGTAACACCGGTGACTGCCGAGGCTATAAGATTGATGTTTTTGAGCAGCAACGTCAGCGTTCCGGAAATAAAGCCGCCGACATTGACCGCTATCTCCTTGAGGTCGCCTTTTTGTCCTATCTCTGCAATTGAATCGGCAGCTTCGTCCAGAACAGGTATCAGACTTTCACCGATAGGCTCAATAAGCAGGTCGATTTGCCGCTTGACGTTATCAAGAGAGTTGGAAAGGCTGCTGTAATTGACATCCTTTATTGCATCCATTGCGCCGGCACAGTCGAACGCGCTGTCAGAGATATCTCCCAGCGCCAGAACCGCTTCCGCGCCCATGTCCTCCCACATGGTTCCCATAAGATTGATTCCGGCTGTGTTCTGTGCAATGGGGTCGTTCATTCCAGCAAGGGCGGTTATCACCTCTTGGAAAGCTGCTCTTGCAGAATCACTTCCCGCAGCAAACTTTTTTGCCATATTATCTGCATCTAGTCCAAGAGCTTCGAAGCCTTGTTTAGTGGTGTCAGAACCATCAATAACACGGATAGCCAGTTCCTTTACAGAATCACCTATTTTATCAAGATTCCAAGCACTATTTTCTGATCCATTCGCAAAAATTTTGAACATATCGCTTGCGGAAAGTCCCATCTTCTTGAACTGCACGGAATACTCCGAGATATTATCCAGCAGTTCGCCGGAATAATCGAGACCGTTCTGAGCGCCGCGGGCGATATAATCATAGGCTTCGGAAGCAGATACGCCGAAGTTTTCCATCATAGCCTTGACCGCACGGGAACTCTCCGCTATGTCATAATCAAACACGTCCTTAAGAGCGTATGCGCTCTCGGTGACTTTGACAAGTTCCTTGTCGTCAAGTTCGCCAAGATTCTGTCTGATTTTAGATATGCTGTCTGCGATATCCTCGAAGCCTTCACCAAAATTATCGCCATAGATCTGCTCGACAATAGAACGCAGCCTATTCACTTCCTCTGCGCTGGCATTTGTGGCGGCGGCGATTTTATTTACCGAGCTGTCCAGACCGTTCGCGATCTCAATTGTTCGGGAAGCAGAATTTTTCAGGACATCTCCCAGTTTCTGAATCCCCTGCGTAATCGCTTCCGAAACCAGGTTAGCCTTGATGATGTCGCCGGTCTTGAGCGCCGCTTCTCCTGTGTCGGAAATGCCGTCCTCAAGACCGCCGATCGCGCCGGTCATATTATCTGCCGGAGCCGTATTTGTGGCTTCGGTTATAGCAGTACCAAGCTGCTCGGCTGAATCCTGCACGTTAAGAACGGCGTCAGCCATATTGTCGGCAGGTGTTGTATCTATGGAATTCTGAATCACCTCTCCAAGCTGTTCCGCTGCCTGCTGAACATCGGCAACTGCATTTGCCATCTGCTGTGCGGGGGCAGTGTCAAGCGAATCCTGAACAGCTTCACCAAGGCTTTCCGCAGCGCTCTGAACATTGCTCACAGCCTCAGCCATCTGCTGTGCAGGTGCAGCGTCCATAGAATCCTGCATGGTATCACTGAGCTGGTCAGCGGCATTTTGAACTTCATTAACAGCCTGCGTCATATTGTTCGCAGGTGTCGTGTCCAGCGCATTATGAATCGTATCGCCTAGCTGTTCCGTAGAGCGCTGGGCGTCCGAAACATCATTCTGAGTAACGATACGGACGTATCCGTCAGCCTGTGACATGCTATCCTCTCCTTCCTATCTTCGAGATAAAGTCCTGCACGGCGCTGCTGTGCTTATGTTCCGACAGGGATATCAGCTCCGGGTTCTTCCGGACGAACTCCTTTTCACTGTCTGTAAGTTTCCCGGAGTGCTGCCGCGAACGCAGGCTTATGAGTGTATTAAAAAAGCAGTCTCTGCCGGGGTCGGCAAAAAGACTGCGGAACTTCCAGTAATGAAGATTTTCAACGGTGTTTAAATCAATGTTGAAAGTGCTTTTAAACGCCGTGTAAATATAAGCTGAATCCTTATTAAGATTGTAAACTATCTGCTGACGAGCCTTGCCGCCGTCAACAGATTCGCCGAGATTTAAAAATTTCAGCCCCTGCTCAATTGCAAGGGCTGTATTTTTCGGCGGATCCGGATAGAGGAGCGTAATAAGCACAGTCAGCTTTTCATGTTCCATGAGCCGCTCGTCCTCCAGTGCCTGAATTATTCGCAGGCATACCCGGAAATCTGTATTTATAGGTACCGCTTCGCCGTCGATCAGGACAGCCTGCGGCATTTGTTCAAGCAGGTAATTCACTTCATCACACCGCCCTGAACCGCTTCGGTGTAGTGCCTGATAAGCTGGTCGGAGGTCTGGGTGAAGTACTTTGCAGTTTCGCAGATGAAACGGATAAGCTCCGAAGGCTCGCAGCGCCCGCCTGTGAGGATCTTCGCTGTTCCCTCGCCGTAGATTCCATCTACCTGCTCGCCGAGGAACTCGGCAAAGCGGCGCAGCTCCTTTGCGTTCTCCAGTTCGGCGTTCGAAACGCCGTTCTTATCGACAACGACCTTAAATTCTTTAGGCTTGTAGTTCTTCAGGTTTTCGTAGGTCTGGTAGAACCGTTCACGAACAGCAAGGTCTGTCGGGTAAAAGCTGATATTATGTGTTTCGCCGTTGGCGGATATTTCGATATCAACCGGGGATTCGGGAGTTACTGTGTATTTCATTGTGTTCATATAAATTCCTCCACGAAAAAGAGCGCCATTTCAGTGGCGCTCTTTATGTCAATTGCTCAAGTTATGAAATCTTATCGGCAGATGAAAGAAGATCCTTCAGTTCCGAATAATTGTCTATCGTCGCCTGATCATCAACGCTTTCAGCACTGCGGTAAACGTATTTTACGGTTTTGTAAGCCTGCCATCCTATTTTTTCAAAGGAATTGCCACTGTCCTTGTATTTCCTTTCAAGCAGTTCCCCGTTATACATTGCAAGCTCCATGCTTTCCTGATTGTCAAATATGTTATCAACATTATTTTTTAACCAATCAAGTGCCGACTGAAGATCTTCTTCGGTAGCAGTTTCGGAGTCAGCTTTTGCTTTATAGAACAAGTAATCAACATATGCAGATGTACCATGCTCTTCGGGTTCAGCAAGCTCTGTGCCAAAAGTTGTTGAGGTAGATACACTGGTAGCGCTACTTTCATACTGATTCCCAGTCTGCGAACATGCAGACAATGATAAGCAAATACCTAGCATTGCAATAATGGCTATAATTTTACTTTTCATAAACTTAACCCTCCAGATGTGATTTTTCTACATTATATCACACCCAGAGGATAAAGTCAAGCAGAAAATGTCACTTTACGACCCGTACACCGCCGTAACGCTTCCAGCCTTAACAGCCTTACCCGCCGCGTCAGCCTCGACTACCGTGATGGTCGCCGGTGACCCGGTCAGGGTTATCGCGGAACCAGGGGAAAGCGCAGACCAGCTTGTAACGTCCTGCCCCTCGGTGACAGTCTGAGCGGACGCGCCGCCCTTGTACACATAATGATTACCGGTGCTGAGCTGCGGGGACACCAGCAGCACCGTGCTTGTCGCGGAGCCGCCCGCGGTAGAAACGACCGTCAGCTCCTCGATACCGCCGTCGCTGGTGAATGTGTTCGCCGCGCGGTCATATATACCGTATGTGCGGTCGCCCTCCCAGACGATGTCGAACGGAGCTGTCAGACCATCGGCAGCAGAACCGCCCCAGCTCTTGAGGTCGATCTTTGCTTCCTGCGTCCACGCCGCATACTTTCCGTCGCCCTTTTCGTCGAAAATGGAGACCTCCATAAAGCGGAACTTGACCTCGTCAAGCTGCTTGTTCAGGCGGTCTATCTCATACAGTTCCTTGCCGAGCGCGGAGTCCCTTGCAACGAGGAACGGTGAAACCGATGTCACCTGATTGCCCTTTGTAACCTTTGTCTTGGTCTTGCCGAGGACGTTCTTGGTCTGTGTGACCGTATTGTTGCGGGTACGCTCCATACTCTCGTTGTCCTCGCCGATGGGGTACCAGATTCCGTTGATCTGGATAAAAAGTATGCTCTGCTCGCGCTCTACTGCGCCTGTTCCTGTGATTGCCATGTTAACATCTCTCCTTATAAATAAACTGTAACTGCGTTAAATAAACGCCTGTTACCCTGTCCTCGGCGGTCTCGTCAAGACAGCCGGTTTCTATTACCTTGAGACTCTGCCCGGTCTGATTCTCTGCCAGAGCAGGGAAATTGCGGTTGGCGTTCTGCTCATCTATCCAGCGGCAGAACCGCTCCAGAAATTCAACATTCTTTCCGCGCTCCACGTCGCTGCTGACAGCCGTGCGATATGCGAACTGGAACGTCACCGTGTAGATACGGTTGCCGAGAATATCCTTGCGGAAAGGAGCATTCGGAACCGTAGCCACACAGTAGCAGTCGTTATCATCCACATAGTCGAGGTAGACCGGAAGTTTCGGGTCGAGCAGCGGACACCCGGAAAGGTACTCGCACACGCTGTCCATTACTGATTTCACGGCATCAACCTCCTCGAATAATTTTTGATTTCCCGGACAATGGTGTCCTTAAGCGCCGCCCACATACGATGGAACCATCGCGAACCGCGCTTTCCCTTGAGCTTTCCGTTGCGGTAGTACTGCTTATGAGCATACGGCGCAATGAACACCAGCTCGCCGCTGCCCATGCGGGAACCGAGGATAACGGATTTCTTCAGCATTCCGGTACGCATAGTGACGTATGGATCCATATGCCGGACGACTGTATTGTCGATGAACACCTGAAGCTTGTTGAATCCATCATCGGTTGGCGGTTTGCCACCATTCCAGCGAAGAATAGACTTGCCACTGGCGGTAGTGAACAATACCCCTCGTTCGGTAGTAATTTTCATCGAATCACCTACTTTCCGGAAGCTTCCCAATGTCTCAAACTTGCGGAACCGAACCGGCAGTCACGAACCGCTGTGATTATCAATTTTTCGGTGTGCTGCCGTTCGAGTTCCGCTGCGCTTGAGATATTTCCACATTCGCCCCGGGCGATTATGTCGCCAGGAGAAAGCGTGAACTTATCTTCGGGACAGCCGTCACGGAACCATTCCGCAGCCGGCACAAGAGCAGGCATATCCGGAATCATGACCGTAATGCTGTCGCTATCGTCCTTTCCGGATTTGCTGAACGCCGCTCCAGCCGTGTAGTCCCAGAATACTCCGTGAACTACCGTGCGGCGGAGCTTCTCCGGTTCGCGCCCCTGCTGCGGGATCTTGTTGTAGACCGTGATGGTTTCTGTAAACCTCATTCCCTAGCCACCCCTCTGTACATCCACTCCGCAGGAAGCCAAGTCAGACACCGCTTGTACATCAGCTCCTCGACTGTTGCCGCTGAGCCGCTCGCAAGCGAATACGACCAACTCCCGACGCTCTCGGACTGCTTGACCATGCCGCCGGTGTCTGCTGTAGCTGCGAGAACATCGCAGAGCGCACAGCAGCAGATCTTGAGCCGGTCGTCCTCGGAATGCTCCTCAGCTCTGCCGAAGGTCACACGGTCGAGGTACGCGGAAGCCTCGGCGGCAAGCCGGGGAAAATCCTCCGCGCTCACCGCCTTGCCGCCGTAAGTATCGGTGTAGTAGGCGTAGTCGGCGTAGATCATGTTTCAGCTACCGCGCACATGCGGATAGAGGGCAGCATATTGTCCTTTATCCAGAGGTCGTGGAACTTGCGGTATGCAATGAGCCACGCGTCAGCGGACTGGTTAGCGTCCGGGTCGATGATCTTAAAATTATCCGTCTTGGAAACGGCTATCGGCGCGGACTTCGGGCAGATTATCCAGTTTATCTGGGTCGCCTTTGCCGCAGGCGTGAAGCCTCCGGCTTCCTGACCGCCGGTCGTGCCGTCGTTGAATGTGTAGGCGGTTTTCATTCTCGCAGAGGGAACCGGAATGATAGGAATGCCGTTGAAGTATCTTACCTTGAGGTCAAGGTTCCCCTGCTTGAAGTCACCGGCATTGATATACTTCGTCATCTTCTCGCTGTTGTTCAGCATATCCGAAACTGTTATAGGCATGATGATCACAAGGTCGTCAGCTCCGGTGGCGTCCTGCGCCGCTGTTATATCAGCGGAAAGCGTAGACAGAATAGTGCTTGCCGCCGGGGTGTAAGTCCTGCCGTAGTTGTCCTTTGCCAGAGCGTAGATCCTGCTGTAGCGGTAAGCGTCCACTTCCGGAATTACCTTTGTGCGCTGGAACTCGCTCATTACAGCGGAAGCGCTTGCAACGAAGTTTGTCTCGTCAACGTCCATCTTGTCGAGCAGGAACTTTCTGCCTCTGTCCTGGGTCAGTGTCCTGGTCTCATAGGAATAGGTGATAGCGCCCTGAACGTAGCCGCTGTCGCGGTCGTACTTGCCAAGACCGCTGAGAGACATCTTCGGGATCTTGACTTCATTGCCGCCGGAATACTTGGTCTGTCCGGCGTTGTCCTCCATCCAGCCGGAAGTAGCTCCCTGCATCATCTGCAGGTCGAGTGCGGTCTGGAATATCTTTGCCGCTTCTATCGTATTGATTGCCATTATGGTGTCCTCCTTTACTTCTTTACGCCGATTCCGGCGAAAATCTGTTCCTCAAGGTTGTTTGCGCTGGCGCTGACGTTGCTCTGCGTACTGCCCATGAACAGCCCGGGCTTCTGTTCCGCTGCGAACACAGACGGCTCAGACTGCTTCAGCCCCTCGAGGTACTCCTTGCCGCCGACGAACTCGCCGTTCTCCAGCTTGAAGCCCTTGCCCTTGAATTCGTCCAGAACGGACTTGCGGACGCGGTCACTTGCGAACTTGTAGCCGCCGAACAGCTTTTCTGCGGCGAAATCCGCCTGCTGAGCGGACAGCTTCGCGTTGAGATCGTCAGTGTCCTGCTTGTACTTTGCGTTCAACTCGTCGAGCTGCTTCTGAAGCTCCTCGGACTTGTTATCCGCCTTGAGCTTTGCGAGATCCTTGTCGCGGGCGGCAAGCTGCTTGGTCAGCTCATCGAGCTTAGTCTTGTCGGCTGCGGCTTCGGCAGCGGGGACGAACTCCTTGCTCATTACCTCGCCTATCTGCTTGGTCTGGTCTGCGGTAAGCTCAATTCCGAGCTTCTGGAGAAGTACCTTTAACTTATCCATAAAAATCCTCCTTAAAAACAGGTAAAAAAATGTACCCTTAGTAAGGGTAGCATGACTATGTGGTATGTGTAGCTGCTGACGTACCGGGGCGGATCTCGCTGATTGCAGCGCTGGCGCTTTCGCGTTGCGTCCGCGATCATCGCCGCCTGCTTCGCTTTGCAGTATCGGTTGTTCTGGATCATGGGGACTCCTTTCGTAAAATGGGTATAAAATTGCACCCCCATTGCTGGGAGTGCGGAATTACTTGTATTTTTCACAGATGGCTATGTATTTAGCCTTATACTTTTCGCGCAAAGGCAGTAACTCTCGTTCAAGCGTGTCTTGTCCTCTTGTTTTACCACCATATTTTAAGCGTATTTCTTTTTCTTCGGCGGATTCTTCCTTGCCAAGCTCTAATAATTCACGGCGTTTAGCTTCCTGCTTATCCATCTTTCAACCTCCTTGTGTAGGTTATTCCGAGTTTCTTGCAAGCATTTTCAACGATGATATGCTGTGCATTCTCTATGAAATCTTCTTCCGGTAAGCCGCTCTCGTCAAATAAGACATACTTCTGACTTTTCATTTCGCTAAAGACATCTTCCATCTCTTCCTGGGGAATAGGCTTGTCAGGAAAAATGGCTTCGTATTCATATTTGTAATCAAAAGCTCTCATACGTTTACCGGAGGTTGCACGCGTAAAATCGAAATCCTCATAACTGAACGAATATTGTGTATATTCTTTCGGATGATTGTGAGTGGTAAAGCAGCCTTTAAGCTCCTTTTCTCCAAGCAGTTCAAAAGTGTTGACGCTCATGCCATCACCACGAGACATATAAACAGTGCCGTCAGGCTTGATAACCAGGCAGTGTTCCTTATCCGCATTGGTGTACTTTTTCTCAAACCGGGAAACGAATTTATTGACCGCATTTTGGTCGTTCACGTCAATAGTTCCGACCTTATGAGCGTAGTGCTTTGTGCCATCGGAATTGCTCACCACTGCTCTCTGTCCTTTTATTTTACCACTGTCGGACTGATCTGTCAAGCGCATCTGCGCCTTTTCAAACTCCCGCTGTTTCCGCGTAACCGCCCCGGTCTTGCCCGCAAGCCTGCGGTCATACCCGGCGACGTAAGTCCGCTCATACTGCGTGTAGCTGTCAGCAGCCTTGCAGAAATCCTCATAGATATCCTTCTGCCGCCGGAGCTTTATGCTCGCAGTGGTGAAACTCTCCTCGTCCCCGGCAGCGTCAGTGACAATACAGCGGTCTTTCTGCTTTCGCATGGCGCGCTCCATCTTCCGCATCTGCTGGGAAGCTTCGTAGGCTGTGTAAGTCCGCCCCTCATAGGTGAACGGCGGTTGGTCTATATTCTGGAGTTCCTCCTCGGTGTAAACCGGCTCGGACACGCCGAGGATTATCGGGAATACATCATGGCGGCAGTTCGGCTCGCTGATGAGCGGCTTGATTATCCGCTCATACTGCTCCTGCGTGTACTGCCGCCCCTGATACACCGCATGGGACGGTCTGGAGCCGGAGTGCGCCGACATCTCCCAGCCGTCCGCGCCCAGCTCCTCGCCGTTCTGTTCGGAGATACGGTGCGTGACGTGCGCCACGCTGGTAAGGAGCGCCCGGCGCGCCGCGACCTCGATACGGTCGGAGCGACCGCTTTCGTAGTCTATGGTACGCACGCCGCTCGCCGCAAGCTTGTTGCAAGCCTGCCGTATCGCGGTCATGTAGTCCGTCGCGCCGGTCACGACCTTCATATGAGCCGCGTCCATTTCCCGGCGGTACATGTCCGTCATAGACAGATAATACACGCGCCCAAGAAAATCGTGGTCGGCGAAACCCATCGTGTTTGTGAGGTTCTCGCACTTTCCGGCGGTCTCCGCTATCTGCGCGGAGATCAACTTCTGCAGTTGAGTATTTTCTTCAAGAGGAATCGCCGCGCCCTTGTCGGCTCCAAGCATTTTCCGGTCGAACTCGTCGGACTGTGCCGCAGCCTCACGGATAAGCCGGTTGATCTCCGCAGCGGAACTGCCGTTTATCTCGGCGATTTTCGCGGCGATTTCGTCCGTGGAAAGTCCAAGGCTCCGCGCTCGGTAAAGCTGGTATTCAGCCGTATCGGTTATTTGTGCGCCCTTTGCAATGCGCCGGGCTATGTCCCGGAGGATAAACTCGGAAAGCTGGTCGTAAAGATCGGTCAGCTCCTGCGGCAGATTCTGAAGCTGTTCCGGAGTGAGCATTTATTCACCCCCAAAGGCTTCAGTCATAGGCGGGAGCATTTCACGCGCCCGCTCCGTAGGAACGCCGAAGTACCACGCATTGAAATCCTCGGCTTTGAGCAGTCCCGCCTGAACCATCTGGAAGCGGCGGTTGAACTCGGTTCCGGTGTCCTCAAATACGGAATCGCCGAACTCTATCGCGCATTCTCCGTCTTCGCACTCGAAGCCGTAGAACCGCGCCAGAGTGACAACGATCTGACTGAGCGCCTGCAGTACCGGGCGCAGCTGCCGCTGAATCTGGCAGACCGTGTTGTATGTAGTTCTGTCCTCGGACAGCACCTGCGTTGCGGTGACAAGTCCTTTCTGCGTATCGAACGAGAACGTTCCGGAGCTTACGCCTATCTGCGTTTCGTAGAAACGAAGCTCCTTGTTTATCTTGGCGCTGTGCTCGGTTTCGCGGATCTGCGGAGCGTAGGTCATTATCTGCTGTTCCATCGTGGAAGTACCGTCGCCGCTTATCCCGACAAAGTAATCATCGGGAATACCGCTGCTTTCCTTTAAAACGGTGCGGTCGGCGAATACCTTCGCGGACATCTTCCTGAATTCCGCGCAATACTCGGAATGTGCCTCGTCTATCTCGTGAAGCGTGCCGAGGGAGTTAGCGAAAATGCTTATCGGCAGTTCGCTGTCGAGGTCGATGTTGTTCGCGTAGGGCGTGCGGAATGTCGCTATCATCGGGATAGTCGAGGGAATCTGTCCCTCCGGAAGCAGAACCGCCCACTTCGGCACGGTCGCAAGTTCCACGGCGTGCTTTGTGCCGTAGATGTACGCCGTGTTCCGGACGGTATGCACGCCGTTCTGGAATATGTGATGTTCCCGGCGTTCGTATATTTTGCCGTGGTACCGGATACGCTCGAAAAATACGCCCTCGGTTACATGACCGTTCTCGTCCAGAGTCATCGGCAGGAAGTCCCGGCTCGTTCCAGAATCGAAGAACATTTCACCGGACTGCACGAAATACGGCTTAATTACCGTGTAGCCGCCTACAATGGTCTGCTGAACTATCCTGTCGAGGTTCGGCAGGAGATTCTTCTGGACGTGCCTGTTCAGCTCCTCGTCTGCGATTTCAAATTTGATTTCGCCTGTGACGAGCTGCGCCAGATACGCGGTAGACACGTACGCCGTCGGCAGCGGCTTGAAATTCTTGTGGGTCTGCGCGAACGGAAGCTGTCCCTGAAACGCGTCCCACCAGAGGGAAGTCGCGGAGCGCATGGTCGAGCTTACCGCCGAATCTGTAATATTAAAGTCGTCCACGCTCGTTCCTCCTTTCCCCTTAAATAAGTCTTTAAGCGCGTTTAAAATACCCATTAATCCCTCCTGATAAGCCGCGGAATATACCGCTCGAAGCTGTACTCGAATGCGTCCAGCGTATCAATATCCGAGGTGCCGTTATCCAGACGAATGTCCTCGCCGACAACCTTGTCGTCGTACACCGCGCCCTGAAATGCGTCCCGCAGCGTTTCGCAGTCGGAAGTCAGCAAGAATCTTTCGCCGCCCATAAGCATGGTCGTTGCGCGGATACGGTCGATTATCGGGCGTTTCATGGAGTTCTTCACAGTCAGGTCGAGCGGCTTTATGTATTCCCGCAAGCCTGAAATCAGCGTCTGCTCGGCGCTGTCGGCGTAGATGTCCTCGATCCTGCCGAAATCCCGCTGAACGTCCTCGCAGAACTCGTAGATACGCTTGTATATCTGCTGCGGGGTCAGTCCGGTTGCGGGAACACGTTCGCTCCGCAGGGCGATGAGCTTTTCGTAATTGTAGGTCATTCCGGTCGCGACCATAGCATGAGCCGAGCCGTTGCCGCCCCAGTCCACGCCGACGTTTATCATGTCCAGCCGTGGGAGCGGTTCCGGCGCGGCGAACGCGGGGATATTATCCGAGAACACACGGTAAATAGCCCCCGCCGCGACTACCCACTTGCCGAGAATGAACCGGTCGTAGAACACGCCGGTGTACTCCTTTTTCAGCGCGGAAACGTAGTCGGCTGGGAGCGTTGTATTATCGTCAATGCCGAAAAAGATGTTCAGCAGGTCGTCCGCAAGAGCCTCGTTATCGAGGTACTTTTTCTTTAGCCAGTGGGTAGGCGTGTCCGGGTTTGTGGTCGCGAACAGCTTTGCGCCGGGCGCAGACAAACGTGACAGCAGCATGACGAAGAAATCCTCCGGGAACAGCGTAAGCTCGTCGCAGTAAGCGCCGCCCAACGTGATACCGCGGATCTTATTCTCGGAGCGCGCGTCGTTCGCGCCCTCCAGCATTATCTTCCGTCCAAAAAGAACGCCCTCTTTTGCAGAGAGCGAGAATGTGAAATTTCTTTCGCCGATAAGCTCCTGAAGCGGCAGCAGGCAGTTGCGCTTCAGGGTCTGGAGCGACTTGGCGGTCATCATGTACAGGTAGTCGCGCGGACGGGAAGCCACCCACAGCGCCCAGAGTATCAGCGATATCCATGTCTTGCCCGAACGCACCGAACCCTGTAAAACGGTCAGGCGCGGAAGCTTGTTCTGCTTGAACAGCCGCATGAGGTCGTTCTGCTTTTTCGTGAATGTAACTTTACCCATTTTTTAACGCCTCCAGAATATCCGCCAGAGCGCCGTCAGCATTGCCCGAACCGCCGCCGTTTCGGCTGTAATCCTCGCCCTTTTTATTAATAAGGTAGAATTCAATAGCTGGCTGGGACGGCGGAATGTGGCGTTCCTTTGTTTCCACGGTCTTTACGCCGTTCACATATTTAATAGTGCGGTCGGTGACAGTGTAGCCGGTCGCCGCGCGCAGGAGCGCCTGCTCCACCTCGGCGGTCAGCAGCTCGCTATTCTGGGACAGGAGTTCGTTCAGACCGCCGCAGCGGGATTTTATCTCGGCTATCTTCTTAGCGCGCTTAGCCTCATTATTTGTGGACAAGTAAGCCTCCACAAGCTGCTGCACTGCGGAGGTCTGGTCTGTGCTATTTTTTTCGCGCTCGGCAATGGCAGCGCCGAGGGCTGCTATGCTCTTTTTCTTCCTGCTCATGCTGTCACCTCTTTCATATACGTTTAAATGCGCTTAATTTGCGTTTAAATTCGCGATTTGCCCAAGGGCGGGGAAACTATCCTCTGAAATGTGCACGGCGCTTACAGACGATTTCAGGCGGGCACTTTAAACACCCGCCCGAAATCATGATGATATAGCTTCGCCCTGTCCGTTCGGAACATGTTCCGCAGATATCAGGAGATATTCTTCGCAGTTCCGGAGCTTATCAACGGAACCGCAGGCTGACTTTCTATCTCGCAGCCGAGGATAACCTCGTAGTGCCTGCCGTAGATCGTAACGTCCGCCACAGCGCGTTTACCGCGCCGGTTAAATCGGATTATCTTATGCTGGAAGCGTTTCAGGAAGCCGTCCATGATGTGCAGCGCGCCGCCCGAAACGTAGCCGCGGCTTATTCCCAGCGCGTGACCGTCATTGCAGAGGAATCTGATATATTCCTCCTCGGTCTGGCTGAGCTGCGAGCGGCTGAGTATCCGCAGCGTTCCATAGCAGAACTTGACCGCCTGCCAGATGTCCGGGGTCAGCTCCGCGTCGAGGAACACATATCCGCTGAACAGCAGCACTTCGCGCTGTACCCACCTGCGGCGGTGGCGCTCCTGAACCAGCCGGCGTGGAGCATACGCCGTGATGTTCTTTTCGGCAAGCTGCCGGACTACAGCCATCTCCTTGCCGGACTGACAATATATAACGTACATTATTCCTCCTGCGATTTGCTGTTGATGAACTGCACCAGCGAACGGTACAGTTCCGGATCTTCCTTTGCCATAGCGTCGAAAATATCCTCTTTAAAGCTTTCGAACGCCACATTTTTCAGGTTCGCCGTCTTGATATCCGTGGAATTTTTCAGGCTCACCGCTCGGATCAGCGCCGTTGCCTTTTCGATGAGCTTGAGCGGGTCGGCTTCTTTCAGCGCGATTTCGTCCATCTGCTGGACTGCCTGCAATACCTTGTGGGATATCAGCCGGGCGATTCCCTCGGTGGTGTCGAGCTGCGGGAACTTCTGCATTTCCTCGGTCAGAGCGCGCATGTTCTCGCTTGCAAGGCGAATCTCCTGAACGCTGGCGTTCAGCCCCTGCGCGTACCGGCAGACAGCCGCCTCGGACAGCGTGACGTTCGCGGTGTCCCGTACGAAATTACAGACGTCCCGGTAGGTGTAATCTCCGAGGATCATCTGCTCGACCGCTTCCTTGATGTCAGACGGCAGCTTGTCTATCTTGCTGTGCTTACGTTTCATGACTCACCGCCTTATGCACGGATCGGAAATTTTGCCGTTCAGGAATGCTATACCCTTTGCGGTAAGCTTAGCCTCAAGGCTGTGCAGTTCCGCGTCAGCGAGGTCGGCTACTTCATTGTGGAACTCCACGTCACGGAGCTTTATGTAGCCGCCTTCGTTCAGGTAATTCACGCAGTCAGCTATCTCCGGAGCGCTCACATCGACCTCCAGACCGTATTCCAATTCGCGTATGCGGACGTATTTTGTCCGCAGCGTATTTATAGCCCGAAGCACCCGGGCGTTGTTGTCGCAGAATTTCTCGCGGTGTACTCTTTCCATGTCCATCTATATCACTCCCTTTTGAGATCGTCAATCTTTGTTTCGAGCCGCGTCATGGTGCGGATAAAATCGGAGTTCCGCACGGTGTTTTCCTTGAGGAAATCTATGTTGTTCTCGATTTTCTCGATGGATTTTTTCAGCTCGTTAAGCTCGGATTTGCTGGCGTACTTCTCGTCGGCGCTTTCAAGCTTGTCTTTGAGTTCATCAACATCGGAGCGGCTTGCGCGGCTGGCAAGCTTGTTTTTAAGCTCCTCTACATCGGAGTGGCTCGCACGGCTGTCCAGCTTATCAAAACTGCGCTTGAGGAAGAACGTTATCGCACCCATGCCGACGGTAAGTATCATATTATAGATTGTGTCAAAATCCACGGTATCACCTCTCTAAAATGTTATTTTTGCTACGCATATTATACTATAAAAATGTATCTTTGTAAAAAGCGAAATCACAAAGCGAAACGACATAAAAAAACGGCTCACCGCATTTGCGATGAGCCATAAATCACTTTGAAAGCCGTCTTACCTCCGACACCGGAAGCTCCAGTTCCCGGGCTATCTGCTCCGGAGTGTCGCCGTTCTGCCGCCTTGACCGGATATACGTAGAAATTTCCGGGGACGACACCAGCGATCGCGCTTTCGGTATCCAGATCTGTGAACCGCCAAATGTATCCACCAACGCCTGGTAGTTTTCCAGCCCGATGATGTCAGCCACCTCCTGCTGGTCGGCGTTAAGGTGGCTCTTCTTTACCAGCATTGCAAGTCCCATGCTTATCACTCCTTTTCAGTTTATTCTGCTCTGAGCGGAGTATCCGCTTGAGCATTTCAATTATCTCCGACCCCTCCGCCCGGGTGACCCGGCTGAAAATATCCCTGTCCGGGCGGATTTCTCTGCCGGTCACCTTGGATATTACACCCCTCAGCCGTTCCCGGGGCTTGATGTCCGACGGAGAAATCTCGGCTATCCGGTACATCAGCTTGAAGCACATATTCTGCTGTTCCTCTGTAATGAGTTCCGGCAGCGGCGCGACCTGCGAGCGGTATTCCTCCAGCCGCCTGATGATAAAATCCGCCTGCTGCTCGGTCAGTTCCGAGATGTGGTCTTTAAGCGAAAACTGCTTTACCCAAAGATGGAGGTTGTCGTCGTTCCCGGCGCTCCGGTCGAGCAGTCCGGCGGCAGCGCCGAGGGCATATATCCGCCGGATCTGTTCCTTGGTAGCCATCAGGTCACCGCGATCTTGGTGGAACTGTCCACCGCAACGCCGAGATTGATACAGCGGAGCAGCCGTGCTTCGTCTGCGCCGGACATCTCCGCAATGCCCCGGAACGTCTGCCAGACCGCCGCCTCGGCGTACAGGTAGGCGTAATCTCCGGCGTCCTGCTCCGAAAACCCACCGATTTTCATGAGGTTGTCGCGGTCAGTCTCAAACTTCGCGCCTTTAAGTTTCTTCGCAAGCGCGGATTTCGCCTTATCTCCGCAGGGGAGCTGCGCAATTATCTCCTCCGGCGTTGACCTGGTGTAATTCCCGGTGAACATTCCGATGAGCATGCGCTCGATATCCTTGTTCTTCGGCTTGATTTCGGTCTTGACGGATTCCTCAAAGATATCCGGAAACATCGCCCCCAGCGTTTCTTTAAGGTAATGCGGGTAAACTATTGTCAGCGCCTGCGCCTCGGTGTAGGTGACTGCCGCCTGAGAATCCGGATCGGCGTACACGGTGGACTTAAACTTTGTGTCAACTACATCATCACCACCGCGCTCCAGAAAATACGCTTCAAGCTCTTTCCGGCGGTCGTTGAGCTTTGCGATATCCGCCTTGATACGGCTCAGCTCCCGCACCTTGTCAACGATATCACTCATCTGCCGTTACCTCCTGATAAAGCTTTGTGGCGCACAGCGGACAGCAGAATATACCTCCGAACTGCTTGACCTTTTCCGCGCCGCCGCAGAAACGGCAGGTATCAACATGTTTTGTGATGATGAGTTTCCCGTCAGCCGAGGCGGTAAGGTCGACCGCAGTTCCGGCGTCAAGGTCGAGGTGCGCCGCCATGTCGCGCGGGATAGTCAGTCCGCGGGACTTGGTAAGCTTTTTAAATTTAATTTCCATGCTGTTTTATCCTCCTTTAAATGATGTTTAAGTAGTGTCATCCACGCCGAGCAGCGCCATCATATCGTCGAACCCCTGACGCGCGCCGTGTTTCCGGCGGGAAACTCCCCGGAACTCCACCGGAAAACACTTCTCAAGCACGCGGTCGTATATCCGCGCGTATCGCATGTCTGCGGGATTTTTCAGTTCTTCCAGCGTGAGATTCGTGGTGTAAATTACCGGCAGTCCCGCGCGGTAGCGGC